AAAAAGTAAAATTTATTTCGGCACACCTGTACAGAATGCAATTATTAGATATAATGATTCTAATAAACCTGCTGTTAAAAATAGAATCTACAAAGAACATATTCAGTTTGCATTTAACAAATTAGCAGAGAACTTAATTCACACATTTAAGTTTTATTATTTTGATTATCCATTAGAAGAAGTCAAACATGAAGTTGTTGCTTTCTTAGTTATGCAAATGCCTAAATATGATTCTAGTAAAGGTAGAGCTTTCTCATACTTTTCTGTAGTTGGTAAGAATTGGTTAATACTTCATAACAATAACAATTATAAAAAGATGAAGATTCATGACCAAATAACTGTTTTAGATTACAAAAGAAATGTAACTTCTGAACAATCACTATCTGATTCTGATACTTTTAATATTGAGTTTGTTGATCAGATGTTAGAATATTGGGATAATAATATTACAAATATATTTCGTAGACAAAAAGATATACTAGTTGCAGATTCTGTCTTAGAGTTATTTCGTAGAAGAAAAAATATTGACAATTTTAATAAAAAAGCTCTCTATATTATGATTCGTGAAATGACTGGTTCTAATACTCAACACATTACAAGAGTAATAAATCAAATGAAGAATTACTATTTTAGTATGATGGAAGAATTTCAACAAGGTGGAAAAATAGATACAGCAAATACTGGTTCAATATTTTAAAAAAACCCTCACTCATAAACAAAAAAGGGGAACTTTCGTTCCCCTTTTTTTTGCCTAATAGCGTAGGACTATTAAGCTATTTCGTACCTACTTACGAAATAAACCCACCAACACCAATAAGGCGACAAGCCCAGCGAAACCCGACTCGCCGAACTTATTAATGATGGATGTGAGGTTACCAATAACATTGACACCAAAGATACCAGTTCCAAATATTACTTCAGAAACAGCACCTACAGCTACGAAGGAAACTAATAAATGAACAAAGTCATCTATGTATCCTTTTACCATTGTTATTATTTCCTGCATGGTTATCTCCCGTTAGTTAGAAAAAGAGGATTTTAGCAGAACCAAAACCCTCGTATATAACTATGTACTCTTCAAATAATACATTTTGATATATATTTATATATTGTCTTTTTTTGATAACGATATATTTATTACTATATAAAAACATATAGGTTCAACTATGAGTATAGATTATGAAATATTTGATGGTAAATCACTATCATCACTTTTCAAGGACATTTACGACAACACGCAATTTAACAGAAAACAACTTGATGTATTGACAAAAGAACTTGTTCAATTTATTAAGGATGGAGATACTGCTGTACAGATAGTACCGATGATAAAAGAGTATCTTGAAATCAATGTTAAAAACGATGACCAACTTGTTAAGATGGCAGGTATTGTTCAAAGACTTATTTCTGCTGAAGGTAAGGCTGGTTCTGAAGATGAGTTTGGATTGTCTGAAACAGAAAAGGAACAATTACTTTCTAGCATTGAAGATGTAGTAGAAGATATTCAAACAGAATCTGATAAGATACAAACTAAGATAGAAAATGTAACCAAAGGTAACTAAATGGCATATAGAGTAACTAATGACTTAGATATTCCAAGTAATATGAAACTAAGTCGTTTGTCAACACCAAGTCAAATTGGTAATTTTATAAAAAATGTGGTGAAAGCTCTTGAATTTGAATATCACGAAACAGAAGTTCTTGAAGTAAAAACTGTAGTTTTAAATAATGTAAAAGAACGTGGAAGTGTTAGAGGAATCTTTCATGTTAGTAAAACAGATCCTGGTATTGTACGTCCTTTAATGCCATATATAACAGCAGTGCCTGTAGTTGGTGAAGATGTACTTGTAGTACAGTACGGTAGTAAGTATTATTATATCAGTATAATAAATACAAAAAGTTCTGTTAATGAAAATTCTATTCCTGGTATGGCTGGTGGTTATGACGCAAATGCAAAATATGGTGATTATTTTCAAAAACAAAATACAAAACTAATAGAATTAAAAGAAGGTTCTACTCTATATGAGGGACGATTTGGACAATCAATACACTTTGACCATAGTATAGTAACAGCAGAAGACGAATCCACATCAATGTCACCTGTCATAAAAATAAGAGCAAACCATGATATCACATCTGGTCGGTTTGTAGTAGAAGATATAAATGAAGATGATAGTTCAATATATTTAATTTCAAATGGATTGAGGAATAGAGCATCTAGAGGTGGTAGTGTAAAATTTAAGATGGCTGGAGAAGAACAAGGTGAAGAAGTTGTAGGAAAAAAAGTGTTAATAAATTCAAATGGTATATTTATTAATGGAACAGATAATGTTAAAATTAACGGACTTAATTCTATAAAATTAAAAACAACACGCATGGATATTAATTCCGATGAAGTTAATATTAATTCTGATAAAGTTAACATTGGTGGGAGTGAAGGCCAACCAGTAGTAAAGGGTGATGATTTGAAAAGTTTTTTACAATCAATTTTAACTGAGTTAACTAAGTTAAATACGGCACTTGCAGATCCAACAAATGCATTAGCTATAACGTCGCTGACTACATCTATCGGAGTTTTAAATAAAAAATTAAATTCACCAGGAAAATTATTAAGTACAAAAGTAAAAACAATATAGGAGTTATCATGACTAAGAAAGACCTTGTAAAAGTAATACAAGAAGTTGTTCGTAGAGAAGTAAAAAAAGAAGTTAAGAAGATATTTATAAAGGAACAAAAAACTTCAACACAAAAACTAACTGATGTTATACCACAAATATCAGAACCTAAAGAAAAAGTAAAGTATACAAATAATAAAACTTTAAATGATGTTCTGAATGAAACGGTTGCATTGAGTAAACAACAAAGTGATATGGAAGAATATCCAACATTAAGTGGGGGAACATTTGATAGGTCTAAAATGCAAGAGTTAATGGGTTACGGACAATCAGATGAAGGTAAACGAGAATTAGCAGCTGTGGATACAATAAAGAAAGCTGGAGTAACAGTTGACCAAGTACCAGAACACGTAACGAATGCATTGACAAAAGATTATAGTAAATTAATGAAAGCTTTGGATAAGAAGAAACAAGGAGGACTTGGATAATGCCAACTAGAAGTGCTAGAGAAATAGATATAGATCCTAGAACATACGTTGGATTACAACTACCTTTAAAATCTGATGGGAATAATAATTTTGCATCTACTAAAACTTCAACAGAACAAGCTGTCTTTAATTTAAAAAACCTATTGTTAACTAGCTTACGGGAACGAGTTAGTAATCCTACATTTGGTAGTAGGTTAAGAGAATTATGTTTTGAACAAATAGATGAAAACTTACCAGAAAAAATAGAGGGTGAAGTCAGAAAAGCTACATCTACGTGGTTACCTTACATTAACATCAATACAGTTGAAACTTTAACTAAGAATGGTGATAAAAGTAAAATAGTGGTTGTAATATCATTCACTACATCTTTAGAACCAGAAACAACAAATGAGTTGGAAATCGAACCAACATAGGAAATGAAATGGCACGCACGAGTACACAAAAAGAAACACTAAAATCAGTAAACTATTTAAATAAAGACTTTAGTGATTTTAAAGTAAATCTTATTGAATTTGCTAAACAATACTTTCCAAATACATACAATGATTTTAATGAAGCATCACCAGGTATGATGTTTATTGAAATGGCAGCTTATGTAGGTGATGTTCTATCATATTACATCGATTCACAATTTAGAGAATCTATGCTAGCGTATGCAGAGGAAAAAAGAAATGTATACAACATAGCTCAGTCTTTTGGATATAAACCAAAAACAACATCTGCTGCCACAGTTGTGTTAGATGTTTTCCAAACTGTACCAGCATTAAACAATTTACCAGATTATAGGTATGCATTAGTCGTAGACGGTGGAACTGAAATAGCTGCGGGAAATGGTACATTATTTAGAACAACTGAAGATTGTAATTTTAAATTTTCAAGTTCATTTGATAAACGTGAAGCTAGTATATTTGAATCCAATGCTGGATTACCAACTAAATTTTTACTAAAAAAACAAGTGAAGGCTCAAAGTGGAAACACACGTACTGAGTTTTTTGAATTTGGTAATGCAGAAAAATATACTCAAATAAAGTTATCAGAACCAGACATTATAGAGATAATATCATGTACAGATAGTGATGGTAATAAATGGTATGA